TTAAGAAACTCTGGTAGCATTTCTTTGGTAAAAGGTTTCTGTTTATAACCCTCAAGGATGGAAAGGACCTTTTTTGTCTTTTCCAACATGTTTTTGTCTGATTTAACTTCTTCTGACTCCGTGAGAGCTACGACGCCATCCTTGAGTCTATGTATTTCTTCATTAATATACGCCTTTAGCTCTAAATTGTTGTCCACAAAAGACATAACGTACTTACCAAGCAACTTCTTTTGACACTCTGTTAAAACAGTTTCATATTTTTCATTGAATTTCTCAATGACCGTCTCGTAGTTGAATTTATTATTATCAAATTCAACCTTTTCTTTCAATTTTTTGGTCATTTCACCAATAATCTGAGTTTCCAACAAAATTCTATGTTTTACTGGAGTCTTCTTATTGAAGATTTGGGAGATGCTGGCCAAATTGCGATAATTTGGTACATAATTATTGAAAACTGAAGTAGAAAAAGACTTATTGACCTTGTTGATCAGGTTTGTCTGATTATTAAAAATCTCACCTAAATCTAGATTTAGGTATTCACTTCGAACCTCATTTATTAGTTTTTCTGCCACGCGGGGTCCGGCGCCGGTAGTCTCGTAAAGAGCGCTATACAGTTGCAACTCCTTCGCGAGCGGAGATTCAGAATCGAAAAACTCCTTTATCACCGACACTATGGCATCACGCTTCTCCAAATCCTCTTCAATGATGGATTTCGAAACTTCTGTTACCAAAGCTTCGTATAAAAAAGCCGTATTTCGTTTTTTGTTATACTTTATTCTCATCCTTGTTAACCTTTTCCAAGCCTTCAATTAGTCGCTTTATATCATAATTAGATTGCAAGAGTTTCTTTTCTTCATGCTCGTCATTATAACTAGATTCTTTTTCTTCATAAAGGCTGCCCATTTCATTATAGCCCTTGAAAAGGTTCCTCATAGAAGACCCAGCCATTTCCCGGGCCCACTGGCCATTAAAGTGGCGACGATTCGCACCTGATGGGCGACTATCGAAGGTGACCGGATAATACTTCTTTCCTTTGGCGCCCGGCGTGAGGTACCATGGTGGTGGGTTTTGCCAAACATCGCGCTTCGCCGGCGCCTCTTCTTCGGGGGGTGCGGCCAAAAGAACCTCTTCTTCCCCTTCTTCAGGAGGAGCTTCCTCGGGGGGCATGGCCTCTTCTGGCATGCCCTCTTCGGGCATTTCTTCAGCGCCCGGTGGTGGGCCCATCGGACCTCCACCCATAGCCTCCATACTGGCCATTTCGGCCGTAGCTTCGGCTGTGGCGGCCAAATCAGCATCGAACTTGCGATCGTAATATAGTTCTCGCTGGTTGCGGAGAAATTGCTCGTCGGACATATTGAAGAGGTGCTGTGCAACCCAGCGACGAGAGAAATAGCCCTCAGTGGCGCCGGCAGCAACTTCGAACTTAACTCTCCAGTGTTCCAGCTCTTGTAGTTCAGCCAATTTAGAAGGATTGTTCAAGGACAGCTTGAAGCTTAGAAGATCATCCCCTCGGAAGCCCAAAGTGTGAAGGTGAATAATACCAGTCTTCTCTAATTCGCTCATAATAGAGCGCTGTAGTCTCTGAATTGTTCGTGCAAAACGAATATCTTTTTGGGCCAAAGTTGTCTTGTCTTCGTCTGAGCCTTCACCTCGGGAAAGATAAGAGGCCGGTATTTTCAAAGCAGCGAACAGTTTGTCTCTTAGGTATTTGACATCATCAATGTCGCCCGTGAAGCTACCACCTGGCAAGCTTTCCACTCTAGAAGAAGTGTCGCCTCTAATTGGAATAAAAAAATCTTCCTCAACACTCAACGGGTTATAGCGCAGATCGACGCGGCCGGTACTGTCATCAACGATAGAGTTGCGCTTCATTTGTGTCATGACTTTTTGCATGTATTGTTCCACGTCATTCGGCGGGATGCTTCCAACATCTACATAGAACACGCGGCGTTCTGGTGAGCGGACAATACGATAAGCCATCATCGCGTCCTCCAAAAGAACCAACTGACGCCAGATGCGACGGGCGGGCTCCAAAATAGAGGTGCCATAAGGAATGTATCTGTCATTTCCAAGAATGCGAAAATGAGCAATCTGCCAGTTCTCGAAAGTCATACCAGCGGTATTCCACTGGTATTGGACATAATTTGGATTTGATTCGTCTTCGCCTTCTAAGCGTTCGACCTCGTGAGTGGGGAGGCCAATAACATGCTTAATTCCTGTTTTTTCATCTATGTCCAAATATAAGAAAAAGTCCCCATATTTGCACATTGTACGACTCCAGCCAAAAAGATTGAAATCTAAATTCATAATATTTTTGTATAAAGATTCTAAAACTGCCCTTATTTCCTCATTTGAGCAGTCAATTTTCAACATTGGCTGCAAATCTGAGGAGGTCGTCATCTCATCAGCATAAATATCCAGCGCCGATGCGATTTCGGGCATATATTCCATTTGATCATGGTCAACATAACGATCCGCACGGTTGTGCGACATCATTATTCCATTTTGCATGTTCTTAAACGGATTGAAATGAGACTTCTTAAACTGCTGGCCGCTGGCGGATCGGAATGTCGAACCGTATTTATCTAATTGATATCTTCGCAGTCGGCGGCCGGTCTGGCTCCTGTAATTTACCAGGGGCCCAGAAAACAGCTTAGTTAAAGATTTGAATAATTCAGATCTATTGTTTCTCGGATTTCTTCTATTATCAGCCATTTTGTCTAACCTTTGTACAACCAGCTATATTTTTCATATTCTTCCTTAAAATGTAATGCTTTATCGTGCATCTTTCCGCCTCTGTGTCCATCCATACCTGATATCGTTGTTTGTATTGTAGATTTGGTCATGCACATAGAATCTATGAGTACCCTCTTATAAGCAGTTTCTTTTTTATCTATCTCTAAAGCTGTGTCCCTAACCCAACATCCGATGGCCAAAGCCATCACCAAGTCGTCATGATAAGATCTCATGGCTTGGGCTTTGTTGTTGTGCCATATAAAAGTTTTGAATTCATTAATGACTCTAGAAGAATATATATTAATTAGTTTATTTCTTATGAATTCTTCTAATTTTGCTACAATAAGGGGTCTCGTTTTTGAAGAAGTGGTAAAGCCAGGCACGGTGTTCTTCATCGACTCAGCTTGTATCTTCTCTACATATTCATGGGTGCCCTTGACTGAGTAGTATAAATTGGGATAGTCTCGATCTATAAGTTTTTCTAAAATAGATATTCCAAGGCTATTGTTCTCAACCACCAATAAGCAATTGCCATATTCACGGCCAGTGCTGTCCAGTACTGAAGCAAACTGTTCCAAATTTGGCTTGCCTTGATATTCAGCTACAATATCCATGGTTTCTAATTTTATAGTGTGAAAGACGGAAAAGTCGGCGCCGTCGCCTCGGGCAACGTCCGCAACCGATAAATAAGTTGATTCGGGATCATAGTTTTCCCAGATCCAAAGGTTTCTATCAAATCCAGTTCTATATTCGGGTTGTTTAACCCCCAAAACAAGTCTTTCCAGATCTTCAGAATGTATAACAGTTTCACCGGAAGCGTTAAAATTACATTCTAGTTCCTGCGCGATTTGACGATAAGACATATTTCTTGTCTCTTTCTCAAACCAAGCTTTGTCTCTTTCGGGGTGTTTGTCCCAAGTCAGAACTGTCGGGTGGAAATCGTTTACATTTTGTTCTGCTTCAATATATGTTTTGTGGAACCAGTTGCCAACACCGTTTGGGGTTGATAGGGCAATACAGCGTCCACCCGTTGATAGTGTAGGATACAGACCGGTCCACAAGTCTTCTAGATTATCAACATGGGCGGCTTCGTCAATAACAAGGAGGGACAAGGCCTCTGATCGGCCGGCATCGCCGGATGAGGTAGAAGCTTTGACTTCCGATCCATTTGTTAGAACGAAAGAAGTTCTGTTGTCGATCTTAATCTCTGCTATTCTTAGCCAGGGGGGAACATTCTGCATAATGCTCTTCACCTTCTTGACTAGGTTGGCCGCGGTCTGGAACTTTGTAGCAATAACCAAGACATTTTTGTCTCGGTAAAACAGTAATAGCCACACAATATATGCGGCTGTGATGGTGGATATTCCTAACTGTCGTGCTTTGAGGATGACATTGAAACGATAGTCGTTAAATTCTGCCAACAAGTCATCTTGGAAGGGATAGGTTTTAAAAGGAATGAGGCCTCTTAAGGGGTGAGAGATTTTTGCATAATTATTTATAAAGTATGAAGAATCTTTACCACACTTAACTATTTCCTTTATCCTGTCCTTCTTGGATAACTGATAAGACATTACTCTGCCTTGTACGGACTATGTATATCCTTTCTAGCTTTTGCTTTCCCTTTGCCGGTGTAAGTTAA